GTACACGTTGCAGACATCTACTAACGTCATCTTAAGCGTGTCCATAATAGCCAGGTCCACGGCTGACAGACCGAAGTTTATGTAACCCAAGTTACCCGAAGTTACGGCTATGGTCCCGCTGTTCTTCGTGCCGCTCATCTTGCGGAACTTGGCTTCAAGGTTCCTTTGCTGTACCTCGGTTAAAGTATCGGTTATTCCCTCCATACCCTTGTCATACAATACGCCCGGAGGTCCTAAGTTTTCCAAGCCCTTTTTATTGGCCTCGTAACCGCTGTTCCCGGTTTCAATACTACGCCAAGCCGAACGGATCGGACTCATGCCGTACCGCTCTTGCCCATCGCCGTAAATGTATTGGGCGTTCTTGAAATGTATGATTTCGTCAGTAGTGAACTCGGCGCCCTCTACATTACCCCAAAGGCTCATAGTATAACCGGCTACGGGTGTCCCCATATCGCCCCCTACTACGTCCATGAATTGAGAAGGCAGCACGTACATATTTATAGGCCGCCCCGCGTTAGGTCCATCGGCCGGAGAAGTGCAGTAGTCGTAAGCGTTTCCAGTAATAAGTAGATAGCCGGCCAGCTGCTCTATAAAATCGAACTTGCTTTGCTCTTCGTTGGGTTCGTATATCAGGTTTAAAGCCGGGTGATCTAATTCTACTTGCTCCCCTTGTATGTTCTCGATTAACTTAACATCCAGCGCGGCGGTCTTTTGGGCTATCGCACTAACTACGGCGAATACATCTGGGTTTCTTGCATACCCTTGTTCTACGTAGTTCTGTACGTTATCATCGTTCCAAATTGGCCCCCTGCCCAGGTAGGAAAGTGCGGCAAAATACTTGTTAGTGATTCTTTCGGCCTCTTCAATTTGTTGAAGGGTTCGCGCTGGTGCGAATCCAATAGCCTTCTGTAGCCGTTGTAAAAAGGTCATATATATACTTCCCTGGGTTTAACGCTGTTTGCGTATAGTATCGCGTCCATCGAATGGTCGAAAGCATCTATAGGCCGCTCTGGACTACGGGGCTTGCCGTCCTTATCCATTTCCCAAGCGTACCAGGTTACTTCTTCCCAAATGTTGCGGCTATTCGCAGTTACAAAGATACTTAACCTCTTAAGGTCTAAAATCGCATGGCGTTTGTAGTCTTTAGACTTCTTTACGCCTATGGCTTTAAAGCCGTAGCGCTTAAGCTCGGTAATACTTCGTGGCTCTGCTGAATCGCATATAAGGGTGTCGCCTCCGTCTATTCCCGCCTTTCGCATCCGGTCGGCTAATAGGTCCAGGGTTAAGCCCTTCTCGTATACTATCTCTTCCACGTATCGGCGGTCGTTCTTACGACCCAGCTTGACTACGCACGTAGGGTCATTAGTAAACCCAAAGTCTACGCCGTAGGTAATGGAGCTGCACTCTGCCCAGTCTATTTCTTGGACCTTCTGCCAGGTAGTGTATATCTGTCCCTTCCTTCCTGCTGACCTTTTGCCCTCGCCGTATACCTTCCAATAGTCCGGGTCTACGTCCTTAAATCTTTCTATTTCGGCTATGACCACATCCGAAAGGTGCGGATTATCCTTATAGGTAGTTATAAGCGTCTCGCTGTCTTTCCGCGTCTGTACCTCGTCATATATCCAGTGCATAGGATCGGACGGGTTAAAGTCTATAACCGCGCAGGCCGTGGTCCTAAATAGCATTTGGTTCCAGCCTTCCAGGGTTATCTCATTGCACTCGTTTATAAAGAGTAGATCTCTTTTACGCCCTCGGACCTTCTGCGGCTGGTCCAATGAAATAAACTCTATTAGATTCCCTTCAAGTAAATAGGTACTCTCGGTCTTGTTATGGTTCTCTACCCGGTAAGCGTCAAAGCTGTTTAGTATGTCTATGAAGTCCCTCAGTACAGACCCACGTATAGCCGGATAGGTTGCCCTGGCTATAGTTATGACCATGCCCGCGTTAGGGTACTTGTAACAAAGCTCTATAAGAAACTGTATAGCGCTGAAGGTCTTACCCGATCGCGTACCACCTTGCAGAACCAGTATACGCTTGCTTAGGTAGTTGTCCCGTAAAAACTTAAGGTTAGGGTTTACTTTCATTATCCAGCATCCACGGCGGTACTATCTTTTCTAATTGCTGTACGTCTGCCTGCACCTTAACGTCTGGCCGTCCAAAGAGACGGTCGAATACTTCTTTTTGCGCTTTTATATCGCCTTCTTCAGCAGCCTCTAATACCTTAAGCCAAATAGCCCGTAGCTGTTCGTCTGTTACGTTCTCCCTAAAGAAGTTCCTATAAGGGTTCTTCCGCCTATCTACCCCTTTCGCCTTTGTGCTGTGTCCCGCCATAATAGATTGTAACTATTATACAAAATTAGGCGTAGTCTTCTACTATCTCTAAAAGCTTCGGTATACGCGCCGCCCATCTATGATACTCATACGTATAGTCCGCTACTTGTTTAGGGTTCGGCATTTCCTCGGTCCAGTGGCCTGGGTAGCCTATAAAACTTAAAGGGTGTTCCGCTGTTATGTCGGTTTCTCCCATCTGGCAAATAATAGCCCCGCACGCCTGCGCCCTTATTACCCTATCGGAATAGAATAACGGCCGGTCGAAGTGGTCCAAATTCAACGCCCAGCGGTTTGTATTGTATATGATTCGCTCGGTCTTTGGTGTGGTCCTTCCGTTCTTGTTCTTTGGCCAATTACCCCCAAACACTCTTAGGCCCTTGTCCATGTACTTAAATACTACCTCTTCGCGTCTTGCACTCTCTGGGAACCGGTTTCTGTAATTGTTACCCAAGAATACTACCCCCTCGGTCCTTCGCTCCCTTCCGTCCAAGTAGTATACATCAGGATCGTACCCTATTTGCAAGTAGTCGGCCGGTAGTCCTTTCTCTTTGAACTTGTCTATGTCGGTGCCATTGGTAAACAGCGTTACGTTAAAGGCGTCCCCCAGTTCCAAATACCAGTCTATGTTTTCCCTTACATCGCCGGTCCAGTTGATGACTACGCAGCCCATTTCTCTAAGGCTCTCTACTAACCGGGCTTCTACTATGCCGGGCGTCTGTATCTGCATGAAGACAACATCGGGTAGAAAGCTCTGGGCTTCCTTTAGGACCATCTTAGTAAGGTAGATCAGTTGGGCGCTCGGTATCTCCCGCCAGTTTATCCGGTGGACGTCATGGCCTAACCCTCTCAGGGCTTTGTCTATCTCTGGCCCTCCAAGGCCTACGTGTAATACTCTCATAGCTGTATTGGTCTTAAAAGTTTGTACGGTGCGGGTATCTTTTCCTTTTCCCGGTCGTACGTTCTGAATTTACTTTCGTGTTTATGGTAGGTCTTAATGGATAGGCAGGGGTTTGTTATCGCATAACCTGCCTCCCAAATTTCGTACGCTATCCGGTTATCGCATCCAGCCACACCCAGGCGGAAGTCTATTGGCTGCTTTAGTAGTGTTTGCTTTACAGACCCTTTGAATATCCAAACGTCTTGCGACCACCAAGGCCGGCCCCATAGTTTACCCCTCTCGTATCTCGTTAGTGCGTAGCAGTCGTTAGGCTGCATCTTATCGCAGAGCTTTATACTGTCATCGAAGTATATATCTGAATTGGCTACTATGTTAATAGCGTCCTCAGAGCAAAGAATAAAGAGGTCCCTATACGTTGGTCGGCCCTTGGGCATTATTACCGTATCGAACCGCTCCCGGTTTAGGCGTTCGCAGTACCGCAGCTCTTCGTTTCGTCTCGGCTCTGGGGCTTCCCAATAGGGTGTGATTAGTTGGTATTTCATATCACTCTAAGACGTTTACAGCCCTTCAGATAGTACCCGCCCTCAAACAGCTGGGCTATAATCTCAAGCCTCCGTATTTGGTTTACGCTTAAATCGTGCTGGTCCAGGTCCGCTAATCTATCGTCCGTTTTGCCCGGTCCCTTAAATAGTGCCGTATGTACTTCTTGCCGGAAGTCCTCGTATAGCATTATATGAGATATCGGATAGGTTAGAAATTCTTTAGGGGTCATTTTAAAGGCCCGCCAAGCTCTGCAAGCTGTTAGGTACATTTGAAGGCGTCTATGTTCCCTAAAGTTCACAGAACTAAGCTACTAATTTCGGCGGTCGTATAAGCTCAGGGTAGGAAGGTTGCCTATTTGGTCATAGTAGGCGCACATAATAGCCGCCTTATTTATTACCTCCGGGTCCTCTTTTACCTCGCCCCTTGTATTCCGTGCCTTTATTACTTCTTCCCAAGCCCCTGGGTTCATATTGGCCATGTCCTTAGCGCTGACCTTTTGTACCCAGTAGTCGGTAGGTTCGGTCGGTAGGCTTATACCGTAGTCCCGAGCCGTTACCCAGGCGGACCAGAGTTTACGCGCTATTATGCTGCTTTGCTTATTCCCTTGTATGGAGCTACGGAATACGTTTAACCCATTAGCTAAGGCTTGTACTGCCTCGCTGTGCTTCTCTTCCCTTGTAAATTCTTTCTTTACTGCCTTCGGTTTGTCCTTCTCAAGTTTGGCGCCCGATCCTTTAAACTCCTGAAACTCTCTTAATACCTCGCCTATAAAGTGGGCGTTTAGGTTCCGGGGTCTGCGGAGCTGCTTGAACATTCCGTTAGACCAGTTTCTAAAAGCATACTGTAGGTCCTGGTAACTAACCGAGCCATGGAACTGCTTAAGGTCTACAATGATCTCGGCTACTATATCCAGGTTAGGCAGGGTAATGTCGTTCTTTCTGCATACTGCGCTAAAGAACTCGGTAAGCTCGCTTACGCTTTTGCCTTGTATTCGTTCGTTCATCTCTCTTTGGTGTTAAAGGTTTTGTCGTACCATTCTTCACCCGTTACTATTGTAGGGTCTATTTCACTATCGTACACTTTTTTATTGCCGTGTGTTTTGATTAGAAGAGCTTTCTCTTTCTCAAGCATATTACTCAAAATAGATTCAATGACTCCTATTGGATTGATAACTGCATCAATTTGTCTTAACGATTGTACTTTTTCAATCGCTTCTTCTATTGGTGTTTTCATCTCTCTTTGTTGTTTAGGTCTTTTAAGGTCTTCAGTTTTGCCGCTGCTAATTGCTTGGCGTCCCACTTTATGGGAAGGCTAACTAAGGACCGTAAGTTACTTTCTTCAGTTATTAGCTGCCTACGGTCTAAGCCGTTTAAGTACGCTTTGTATTCGTCTATCATGGCTGCGCTTGTCTTTCTCTCTCTATCCGTTCAGCTATGGCTGCTACTTGGCTTATCATGTCCGCCTCTTTTCGTTGCTCTCTATCGTCCTCCCTCCAGCGTTCCAGCTGCTGAGGTCTCAGGATGAAATCTAAAGTAAGCCATTTATAGCCGCTCTCTGAATGGTGCGGATCTGATGCAGCGTTATTTATCGCGCTGGTTATCTCTTCCAAGGTGTAACCCTCCCTTATCCGGGCGTTAAAGTGCTTTATAGCGGTCTTTGCTACTTCGCTGCGCTTGCTCTTTATGGTTCGTCCGGTAGCCTGGGTCCATGTCTTTATATAGCTATCGAAGGC